GACCTGCATCGAGCAATCCAACTGTGGTAAGTCTTATTTTTGTGACACGTTCGTTCTCGTTTATTACGACAACTACTTGTTCAAGTTTTTCACCTGTCATTTCGTAAGTCATAACAAGCAAGTAATGCGTAAAGGCAACGTTGAAATACTGGCGACCTTCATCGAGTGAAAGCCACGCATATTGATTCGCTGTATTTGTATTTAGGTAAACCATTCCCTTTTTCCTTTACGATAAAATTACAGCACAGAGGAGCGCGTTGCTCCTCTATGTGTAAAAGTTTTTTGATTAGTCAAGAATTGTTGAAGGCGCACCGTCCAACAAGTAAGCACGCTTTGCAGCCTCGTGAGTGAACGCTAAAGTGAAGCCGTTCATATCACCCAATGCTGTTCCTGTTCCTGCTGTTGAAGTAGAAAGGTCTGCACCATTCTCGTATCCAACTGCCCACCAATTTCCGTTAGTATCCAAAACGAATACAATAACGCGAGCAGTAGCAACTGTTTGCAATTCAAGACGCTTAGACGCGCTTAATTTGTGCATCATTACGTTAACGGTCTGAGTGTAAAACACCGTTCCGTTGTCTCTGTTGAAATTGATTGTTTCTTCGAATGATCCTGTTTGAGTAGGTAATTCGTATGTGAACAAATCTCCACTTGCTGGACCAACGATTGTAGTAACTACTTCGTTAGCATCAAAAGAGAAAGAACTCACTAAAGCCTTATCTACTAAAACAATTTGCTTAATGCCACCGATGCCGTCTTTGCAATCGAGTGTAAATCCTGTACTTAATTCACAAGCCATATTATTATATTTTTTATTAGCACAAAAGAGGAGTGGATTTTACTCCACTACCTCTATTCGTGCAAGGGTTGGTTAATTAAGATTATGCAGGTTGATAAAACGCGATTTCGTTTCCGAATCCGTACTGAACACCTGCGAAGAAAGAAGCTGCGAAACGTACGTTGTCAGACAAGTCGTATTGGTACATATCCAAAACTGCAACGTTGTTCCATTGGTCTTTCAAGTTAGTTCCGAACCAAAGGTTGCTCTTTTGGAACATAGCCATTGTATCGTCAGACATACCAGGACATTCGATAATGTCGTATTGTCCCTGCCAAGTCATCTTAACAGTTTCTCCTTGGTAAAGGTAAGAACCACCGCCAAGACCTAAGATTGCAGTTCTGAAAGCCTCAGCAACGTTTGAAGATACCGCGATAACAGGCTTTTCAGTAGCACGACGAACGCGTGTTGGAAGTGTCAATACAAGACGAGCCATTTCTTCGATTACGTTAGTAGAATCGATTGCTACAGGTGAAGAAACGTCAAGAACAGAAGCGTCAGCCAAGAACAAAGTCTCGAAACCTGCGTACTCTCCTGCAGTTGCGTTAACACCTTGCCACATTACGCGCTCGTTGTTTGCTGCAACACCTGCCATTACGTTAGCAATTAATGCGTCAGTCAATGAAGCGTGAAGGAATCCGTCTTGCTCAGACTTAGCTTCCCAATCAGCCAAGAAGTCTTTTTTGCAAAGTTGTCTGTGAACTTGGAATTTTTCTAAAGTCAAGATACGCTCTGTAAGAGTTACTGTTCCTGTTGGTGTGAAGTCACAAGTCGCGTTAGCGAAAGTGATGTCGTCAACTAATTTGCGAACAACTTGTTTGTACTCGATATTCTCTTTGAAAGTAACTGCTGCAAGAGACTCGTTACTCAAAAACGCAGCGCGGATATATCCTGCTGCTTCTTTACCAGCATAAGTGGTAGTTAATGAAGTGGTAGTAGCCATTTTTTAAATTGTATTATTTTTTATTTTTTAAGGTTAAATAAGAAACGCTCCTCTGCCGACATTTTAGCGTATGGCTTAGAAGGAACTTGTTTTGCTTGCTTTACTTCTTTAATAGAAGACGCGGCAGGCTGCGCGCTTAATTTTGTTACTTCGCTTGAAAGTGTTTCGTTTGCTTTCTTCATTTCAGAAAGTTCGCTTTCTAACTTAGCAACTAACGAAAGAAGTCCTTCAACCTCTGCGTTTAGTGATTCCTCAGCAACAACCTCAGAAGTTTGTTCTTCTTCGATTACTACTTCAACCTCTGGTGCTTCTTCTTCCATTGGTTTGATTTCTTCAACAAGTCCACCGCTAACAACAACGATTAAACCTTCTGCTGTCTTGTACTCTCCGTCCGCGATAACAACCTCGTTGCCGTCTGCGTCTTTAGCGAATACACGAACACCAGCTGCCCAAACGTCGCTGTCTGAATAGATACTTGTTCCGTCCTCTAGGATCGCTTCAACCATTTGCTTCACCTCAACAACCTCTTCGGCAGAGAGAGAAACATTGTGTTTTGCGAATAGAGCGTTTACTTTTTCTCGTAAATTCATAATTCTGTTAATTGTTTGTTTGAGCGTATAATATAAAAACGTGTAGATTTGTTTCATAATTGATTTTTTTAGTTCAATTTTTGATTTTTGGTTTAGACGGAGGGAGTGATTACCCTCCGTTTTTTTTATCCCAAAGTGTCCAAAATCGCGTTCAATACTTTCAATTCATCTTCGCTTAGTCCATACGTCTTAAACCCCATTTTTCCGCCCTCGTTCGTTATCTTCGTGAGCGCGTTGAGAAACAGGGTTGCATCGTCGTTGTACAATTCGACCTTTAAGAACCCCCCTGCTTCGATGTTCATTACTTGTTTGGATTATATGCCCAATTCATAAGAGAAATAGTGCGCTTACTTCCGCAAACGTTTCCATTGCTGTCTTCTAAAATATCACCTGCGGTATTCTCGCGCATACGATTGATGAAGGCAATTGTCTTTCCTGCATCTTCGAAATGCTTTTCCGTCCAATCCGCTTTGTTGGTTTGAAGTAGTTCAAGGTTTCTTTCGATAGGTGAACGATCAAGAGAAGCCAACGTTGAACACTCTGTTTCGCTCCACGCTTTCAACTCTGAATAGGTCATATTCACCGCGCTCATATAGTCGTCATAGCGCGCTTCAATTTCTTCTTGCGTGGCTAACGTTAGCAACTGCTCCAACTCTTCAATTAAGGTGGGTTGTTGTTCGCTTAGATACATTTCTTTCGAAACTCCAAATCTTCCTTCGATTGAGAAACCCAACACCTCTTTATTTTGAATCTGTTTCTTCACTTCTTCATTCTCCACTTTCATGCAACCGAACCAAGTTCCCTCTGGAAGGTCAAACCCGAAGTTCTTCGACTTGTCATTTTCACCTTCAATAATCCACGTTTCAACCAAAGACACTCCGTCAACCACTTTCGCGTGTTCAACTGTTGCGTTGTTTTGGTTTGCTTGTTTTAAGTAGTTGTAAGCAATTGCACGAATGGTGTCCTTCGAATACTTAACGTAGTATTCTTCGTTCGTGTCTTCGTTGCGTCGGTAAATCAGTTGGTCGGGAATCAATAACGCTCCGTACAAAAGACCTCTGAAGTCTTCTTTGAACTTCACGTTGTGTTGTTCGCTTAACGCTACGAAGTCGACACCAATTGCAGGTTGTTCCACTACGCTGATAGCGTATACTCCTAATAGACCACCTTCGTCTATTCCGTATTCAATAACTTTAATTTTTTTCATTGTTTTATCCTCCTAATCTTGATTGATTTTGTATTAATTGTTGAGCCTCTAAATTGCTTGACACTTGACCGCTCACGACGTACGCTTGAAGCGGTGGTTGTTGTTGGTTGGGTTGGTTGCCCAAGAACGCGAAGTTGGCAGGTGAAGGTGCGTTCATTCCGCCTGCTTGTGGAACGTTACCACTTGAACTATTTGCTCCGCTTGTTCCACCACCGCCATTGAATTGTTGTTTGCTAATTACAGCCACACGCGCAAGACCTTGAGCAATTGCGATACCTGCTGCTACCGCTGCGCGAACAGGTGCGTCTGGTGTACTGATAGCCATTTGAGAACGAAAAGCTCCCTGTGCTGCTAAATATGTGTCTATTGTAGCCGTTGCAATACTCACTCCCTTTTGTATTTGAAAGGCTTTTCTTTGTTGTCTTTCGCTATCTCCTGCAAACGCTTGAGCCAAGTCGCTAATAATAGACAATGAAGTTCTCATTGCGTCGACGCGGAGTTGTGCTTTTGCGTCTTCTGCTTGTCTTAATTCTTCAATTTCTTGTTGAGATTGTTGAGCGCGTAAAGAAGTAAGGTTCGCGTGAATCTGCATTTCGGTAGCAACCTTCTTATCTGATAATGCTCTTTGTGCATCAAAATAATCTTCAGCCGAAATACGTCTTATTCGATCGTCCTCAGCCATCATTTCGTCGTTCAACTTTTTACGACGTGCCATTTCTGCGTCGTCGGCTTCTTTCTGAAGTTGTTCGGCTGTTTTACCTTCTTTGTTTAATTCCTTTTGAAGTGCTAATTCTTTCGCCTTTAATTCGTTTACTGTTGTACCTGTAGCAATAGCAACTTTTGTATTTTTAATAATTTCTTTATCTGCTATTAACTGATTCAACTCTGCTTGAAGTTGTTTTTGTCTATCTGTTTGAACTAAAACTTTTTTAGTTTCAATGTCTTTCTGAACAAAATTCGCGCGTTCAGTTGTATATTGTTTCTCCGCCATTATCAAGTTTTCCTTGTCAATGTTGGATTGCAATACTCTTTGTTTTTCATCAATAACAGCAAGTTGCTGCGCTCTTAAATCTTCAAATTCGGCTATTGCTTTTTTTCTATCTGCCTCTTCTTTATAACCTTCAATGGTTAATTCTTTTGCTTTTTCAATCCCTTTAATTCTGTCCGCTTCACCTTTAGCAGTTATATTGCTTAATAAGTTACGCATCTCGATTAACTGATTTTCCTTTTCGCGAATAGTGTTAATGTCGCCTGTTGTTTTTGCAATGGCTAATTCGTTTTCCGCAACCTTTACATTGTTTTGCGCCTTTTCTTTTTCAAGTTCAAGAGTTCTAAAACTTTCTCCGTATAACGTTTTTTGTTTGTTGATTTGCGCGTCAAGAGCTAAATTTTGCTTTTCTAAAACAACGTTTGCTTCTTCAAGATTTTTAACTTTTTCAGCAGTTCCAGTAAGTAAATCATTTATCTCTTTATAGTAAACAATCATTGCGGTTAACGCTCCTGCTGCTAAAAAGAATGGGTTAGAAAGTACCGCTTTTCCAAGATTTCCTAAACCTTGAACAAGACCACCAACTTCATTTTTTAACGTCTTAAAATCAATGCGACCAACTGCGCCACCCATTGCGGTTAACGCTTGTCCTGCTCCGCGCAAATCTAAATCCATCAATCGAGAACCAAACAAAGAAACGTTGTTCGAAAGACCTTCGAAAGCATTACCTGCATTTGCGTTAATCTCTGCTGATAAGTCGCTTATGTTGTCTTTCAATTCAGCAGCACGAGCGGACGCTTTCTTAAATTCCTCACTTGAAGAATCCATTTGCAATAACT